TTAAAAGCTCTTTATTCTGATGAGCCACAAAGGGTCCTTTTCCTGCAACGGTTTCAATAAAACCTTTCTTTTTAAGCTCTTCATAAGCTCTTTTGCTAAGCGTCTTATGGAAGGAAGTATTTTTTCAGGCTCTAATTCACCATTTAAAATAAGATTTTTTATTTGCTTTGTAATCTGTTTATAGATTGGATCTTGTGATGCATTAGAAATAATAATAGTCATAAAAACCCTCTTTTGTTTTTAAATTGTATATACCTTATATAAGATTATGGTTATATTTGTAAATCTATTTTTTTTATAGAAAAATACTAAAAATAGAACACTTGTTCGAAAAAATATGGTATAATTTTCTATAGGCACTTTATGATTGTTATGAAATCTCCGGAAAAGTGCCGAATATATGCCAATTTTATGAAAAAATGTATAGTATACTCTAAAATAACAAAAGTTTGATGGAACGAAATGATTGATAAATGACATGGATTTATTTATATTTGAATTCTTTATAAACAAAAAAATTTTGGTGGTGATGAGTAATGTATGCACAAGCATTAGAACAAAATATACAAAGTAAAAATGAAAAAAGTTTAAATATGAAAAGTGTTGAAAACATATTAAAGAACTTAAAGCAATATGAAGCAAAAATAAAAGAAATAGAATTACAAATTGCAGATTTAAAAGATATGAAGTATTTAAGTTTAAAAGGAATAGATTATGAAAATTTTATTAAGACCAATAGCTTTTTTTCGAAAACAGAAATACAAGCTGTAAAGGATTTTGAAATCCAGCACAAGATCGATTTGCTTGAATTTGAAAAAAGACATGTAGAGAGATTTTTACAAAGAATCTACAACGCAATAGAAAGCTTGACAGATATTGAAAAGCAAATTATTCAAATGAAATATATTGAAAAGAAAATTTGGAGATATATTACTTTTCAAATCAATATAGAGGAAAGACAATGTAGAGCAATAAAAAATAAAGCCATTACGAAAATGATAAGAATATTGAAAAACAGTATGATTTTACAATTTACAGAAGTAAATATTCCGAAAAATTGCCGAAACTAAACCGATATTATTAAAATTTCTATATTATACTTTAAAATAAGAAAAACTGCTAGCAAGTTTCTAAACCATCCATTCGTGGCGTTGCACGTAAAAAACGTAATGGAATGAGGAGAGAATACTATGAAACACTTAAAAGAAATACTAGGTCAAAAGTTATATGACCAACTAAAAGAAAAGCTAGGAAACAAAAAACTTATAGTAAATGATCAAAGCTTTGTTCCAAGAACCCGGCTCAATAAGGTGATCAAAGAGAGAAATACTTATAAGAACCAGATAGAAACAATGAAAGAAGCGTTAAAAAAAGCTCAAACAGGATTGGCATTAGATGAGGAGTATATGATGGATCTTTTAGATATTCATCATTTATCAGGGGAGATTATTCAAAGAAAGATGAAGCAAAGACGGATGTCAAAGGAGAGATGAGGATGACATTCATTGAAATTCAAAAGGCTGTCATAGAAAAGATCAAGGAAAGCTTTCCTAAATATCATTTCTGTGAAAGTATGCAGGATAAAGATTTGGATCAACCTGCATTTTTCATACAAGCTTTACCGATTTCAACTACCATGGAGGATAAATATCATCAAAATAAGCTTATGAAAATAGATATACGATATTTTTCAAAAAGTGAAACCATGGAAGAGAATCTAAAAGCTTTAGAAAAACTACAAGAAATTTTTCATCCATTATTGATTGTAAAGAATAGAAAATTTACCATTCAAGAAAGCAAAGTAAGTATAGTCAATAAGGTATTAGCATTTTCTTTTGAAATACAATTTATGGATACTGTGGATGAAAGGAAGCTATATGATTATCAAAATTATGAAAAGATGCAACAACTAAGTATGAAGGAGGAAAAATAATGGGATTACCAAAAATTTCTATAGAATTTAAAACAAAAGGAACGACAGCTATCAAGAGAAGTGCTAGAGGAATTGTAGCATTGATTTTAAAGGATGGTACAAAGGATTTTGACACAATGATCTATAAGGCAATAGATGAATTAAAGGCAGAGGATTGGACCTCTGAAAATAAAGGCTATATTGAAAAAACCTTTATGGGAATACCTAGCAAAATTATCGTTGAAAGAATCAATGCAGATGAAGATTATTCAGAAGCCCTTAAGCGATTAAAAAGCAAAAAGTGGAACTATCTTGCTATTCCAGGAATTGAACAAAAGGATGTACAAAATATTGTTTCATGGGTCAAAGGACAAAGAGACAACAACAAAAAGACATTTAAAGCAGTATTACCAAATATAGTGGCAGATCATGAAGGAATCATTAATTTTGCTACAGAAGGCATCCAGGTGAGAGTAGACAAGGATAAGGTTGTTCCTTATAGTGCGAGTCAATATACTTGTAGAATCGCAGGAATTCTTGCTGGATTACCATTTACAAGAAGTTCTACTTACTATGAACTTAATGAAGTAGAAGCCATTACAGAATCAGATAATCCAGATGTAGATATTGACAATGGAAAATTAATCTTAATCAACGATGGCGTAAAAATCAAGATCGGTAGAGGGGTAAACTCTCTTACAACAACTACTGCTACAAAGGGAGAGGAATTTAAAAAGATCAAGATTGTAGATGCAGTAGACTTGATGAGAGATGATATTCATGACACCTTTGATGGTTCTTATGTTGGAAAAATTATCAATTCATATGATAATAAAGTACTATTCTTAGCAGCCATCAATGCATATTTTCAAGAGTTAGAAAGAATTGATGTATTAGACAATGCTTATGAAAATAAGGCAATGATCGATATGGATACCCAAAAGATATACCTAATGAAAAAAGGTGTAGATGTAGATTCATTAAAAGAACAAGAAATCAAGGAATACAATACAGGAAGTGAAGTCTTTATCAAAGCACATGTGAAATTCTTAGATGCGATGGAAGACTTAACAATGGAAATATTCATGTAGGAGGGAATAAATATGGCAAACAAAATACCTGGAAATAGAGTGATTAACGGAACGTGGGGAGAAATTTGGTTAGATGGAGATAAGGTAAGTGAATTGACAGGACTTGAAGCAAAGGTTACATTAAAAAAAGAAGATGTAAATATGTGTGGAGTCCTTGCTAAAGATACAAAGGTTACAGGCTGGGAAGGAAAAGGAACTGTAAAGATGCACAAAGTAAACTCAAGAATGGCAATCAAGCTAGGCGATATGATCAAGAAGGGAAAAGATATTAGATTTACAATCGTATCCAAGCTTGCTGATCCAGATACAGTAGATGCTCAATCAGAAAGAGTAGCATTAACAGGGGTTAGCTTTGATGATTTAACATTAATGAATTTTGAAGCAAAAGCATTAGGAAAGGTAGAATGTCCATTTACATTTACAGGCTATGACTTTACAGATGTAATCAATCCAGAATAAGGAGGAAGCTTATGAATACATTAGATTTGTTATTACAGCTAGATGAAAGCAAACTAAGAAAGCCAAGTAAAGAAGTTGAAATGAAAAGACTATCAGAGGCAATAGGAGAAAAGGTAATCTTTCGAGTAGAAGCACTAACCCCTGATAAAATGGAAGAAATCCAAGAGCTAGCTATGGATGAAGAACAAGAAAGCATCAACATAGGAGAGCTTCAAAGAATGACCGTTATAGAAGGAGTAAAAAGCCCAAGTCTAAAAAGCAAAGAGCTGATGGATAAATTTCATGTTTATACACCAAAGGATTTAGTGACAAAGCTTCTTCTTCCTGGAGAAATCATAACATTATACAACATCATTGGAGAACTAAGTGGATTTGATGGTGGAGCAGTAGAAGAAGTAAAAAACTAATCAACACAGATGGTTTTACACAGATGCTTTACTACTACTGGAAAACAAAAGGCATCCGACCATCTGTGCTATACAACATGCCAAGGGGAGAGATGATTCTCCTCATGGCTTTTTATGAGAAGGAAATGGAAGAGTTAGAGAAAATGATGAAAGAACAGTATGAATCATAGGAAGTACCCATAGGGGTGCTTTTTATGGTTTTATTTTTTAAGAGAAGGTGGTGAGTGGATGGGTAATAAAATGGAGAAAGAAACAATGAAGTCTAAAGAAATAGATAAGAAGTTAATAAAAAAAGATGAGAATGATGGAAAGAATCAATTTAAAAATCCATATATAGAAATCATGAAAAAATCTAATGAACTTTGTAAAAAAACTGATCCTAGAAGAAATATTGGACAGACAAATCCTATAGGAAAGTGGTTAAATAAAAATATAGATAATTATATAAAACCTTTTATAATCAATTCATTTGACGAATTTATGGAACAATTTGGCGAATTTGTAGATACGCCTGTAGATAGTAATAGAAATGGAGAAATTGATAATGGTGATGGTTCTTATGGTTCGGGGATATCTTATGGTACTTGGTTTTTGGATACAAAGATAGGGAGGGAATTTTCAAAATTTGTAAAAAATATATCAATTTCTAAAAAAAACCAATTACTTTTAAAAAATAAGACAATTGATATGGCTAGTAAAGCAGGGATAGCCTCACAAAAGATGATTGAATTGTGGGGGAAAATGGGAAATAATAAAGATTTAATAAAACAATCAGGACCAATAAAAAGATGGGTTGAAGGATCTATAAAAAATTTATCTAGATTTAAAGCATTACAAAATACAATTTCAAAAAATATATTTACTCCTCTTACTATATTATTTGCTATAAAAACACTGAGGGAGAAAAAAGAAGATGAATGTATACAATTTCTTGCAGCTGTAGATTTAGTTAGCTTGGGAACATCTGCTATAGTGACTACTCCTCTTACGATGGTGTATAAAAATATATTAGATGATCCTATGAGAGCGGAAATTAATAAGTATTTTATTCCTCCAAAAGATTTAAATATACCAATTAATCTAGATTCATATATGCAAAATTATCCACAAATCAAGGATCTAGGAAATAGAACCGTGCCTATTTCTATACGTGAGAATGAAAGAACAAAAGATCAAAAGTTTAAAGCACAAATAAAAGAAAATAATTTAAAAAATTTAGAGACAAACAGCGTAAGGGTTATTAATAATACTTGGAACAAGATCAAAGATAAATATACTCCATCTAAGCAAGTAGCTTTAATGAAAGAAAAGTTACAAAATGGAAAATATAGTAGTAGTAGGAATCATTTTATTCCTGAATCACAAAACAAGATTAATACACAGCATGAAATAAAACTGGAGTATACAGCTAATACTAAAGATTTAGGAATAACAAAATATGGAAAACAATTAGGGTCAAATATAATGAATCTATATAGAAATAATTATGTTAAAAACCCAATGAGAAATCATCTAGTACATGGACAAAGCAATAAAAATATGGGGATAAAATCAGAAGATCGTAGAACTCGTCAGCATATAAGAAATAATCTTACATTCAATCTTACAGGTGCAACTAAGCAAGTAGATTTAATGAAAGAAAAGTTACAAAATGGAAAATATAGTATTAGTAGGAATCATTTCATTCCTAAATCACAAAATAAGATTAATACGCAGCATGAAATGAAACTGGAGTATAAAGCTAATACTAAAAATTTAGGAATCACAAAATATGGAAAACGAGTAGGATCAAATATAATGAATCTATATAGAAATAATTATGTTAAAAACCCAACGAGAAATCATCCAGTACATGGACAAAGCAATAAAAATATGGGGATAAAATCGGAAGATCGTAGAACTCGTCAGCATATAAGAAATAATCTTACATTCAATATTACAGGTGCCAATATGTCTAGTGAAGAAATTGCTAATAAGTTGATCCCAAGACTAAAAGAAGCCATGTCCAACCAACCTACATACGCATAAAGGAGGTGCATTCATGGATATTTTACTTTCAGTAAACAATAGAGAGCAATTTTTTACACTTCCTGTTTTGCCAAAGGAATTTAAAATACAATCAGGAATGAAAAATGAAACCTTTGATACCATAAGTCAGGGAGAAATCAAGCTGATAGGCATGAAAAATTTAAGGAGCATTAGCATACAATCATTTTTCCCAAACCATAAGTATCCTTTTTTAAGAGGTTTAGAAGAAAATCAACAGTACAAAGCATGGGACTATGTAGACATGCTTGAAAAATGGAAAAATAGAAGAGTACCCATTCGAATGATTATTAATGATATGCCTGATCATTTAGGGAATATGGCTTGTACGATAGAAAGCTTTGAATATGGGCAGCAGGATGGTAGTGGGGATATATATTATACCCTTACCTTGAGCGAATTCAAATTCATACAACTAGAACAAAAGGAGGTGTAATATGCATCAGCTACTTAATATTAAAGATAACTTACAAACAGATATTACACCTTTAGTAGGAAGTATCAGCTGGAGAAGCAATATCAATGAGTTAGGACAACAACTAACCTTTGATATTGCTTTTAATGATGATCGATATTTTCCAATGAATCCAGTAGATTTAGGAAGCTTAATCATTCTCAATAATAAAGATGAAATTCTTCGAGCCATTGTTGTTTCAGAGCAAAGAAATGGAAGAGGTAGAATCGAATATAGCTGCTTTGATTATGCATTTTATCTCAATAAAAGTAAGGCAGTTTATCAGTTTAATAAAGTTACAGGAAAAAAAGCCATTGAAACTATGCTCAATGATTTTAATGTACCTATTGGAAATATTGCACCTATTAATACGGTGATCAACAAAATCTATAGGGAGAAAGCTATTAGTGAAATTATCAAGGACATTTTAGATATTGCAAAGAAGCATACAGGAAAGAAATATAGGATGGAAATGAGGCAGGGGAAGCTATGTATAGAAAAACAAGAGGAGTTAATCATCAAAGGAACCTTCCAGCTTGCAGAAAATATACAACCCTATGATATAACAAAGGCTCTTTCTAGTCCTAGTAGAAAACGATCTATAGAAGAGATGAAAAATAGTGTTCAAGTAGTATTTAATAATCATGTGATCGAAAACAGAAAAAAAGATGAATTAATCAAACAATATGGGCTACTTCAAGAAGTTACAACCATAGACAAAAAAGATAAAGCAAAAGCAAGGAACATTGCAGACAAAATATTAGAAGACTTTGGGAAAATATTTGAAGAGAACAGCGTTGAAATCATGGGAGATGATAAGGTACGAGCAGGAAGAACCATAGAAATCAAAGAGCCTATAACAGGAATGACTGGAAAATACCTGATCAAGGATGTAAATCATACAGTGAAAAATGGCATTCACAAAATGCAGCTAGGATTAGGGGTGATATAATGGATGGCATTAGTGAACTGGCTAAATTGTTTAAAGAAAGGGATAATCAACCTTATCTAGGACCACAGACAGGAATGGTACTTAGCCCTCCCCCTAATATTCAAGTATCTCTTGGAGACAAGATCATCCTAACAAAAGAACACTTAGTCATAGCAGCACATGTATTAAAGGATTATCAAAGAGAAATAGAAGTAAAAGGAAATATACAAACCAACGGAGAGGGTGGTTCTATTACACTTCAAACAAGTCCACCACCTACAACATATAAGGTAGTTAGTGGAAGTGTTGGTGCACAAACGACTATTACAGGGACTATGAAATATACAGATACCCTTAAAAAAGGGGATATAGTTATATTGGTTCCGTCTACAGATGAACAAACCTATTTTCTAATAGATAAGGCGGTGAGATTATAATGTTTCCGCAGGTAACACAATTACAAATAAAGACCAAAGAAAAGGAGTCAGGTTTACCGAAGATAGGTAAATCTTTTTTATTTGATTTCAAAAAAGGAGATTTTGATGTAAAAGATGGAAGAGTTGTTGAAGTAACAGGAAAAGCTGCTATCAAGGGATGGATTGAAAAGATTTTGAGGACAGAAAAATATAGATACAAAATCTACGAAAGAGAAGATTCCAATGAATATGGCATAATCATTGAAGATTTAATCATAGGAAACAATTTTCCAAAAGCTTTTGTAGAAGCAGAGCTAAGAAGAGAAATCACAGAAAGCTTAACAAAGCATCCGATGATTGGGTCTATATCCCAATGGGAAATCAAAAAAGATAATCCCCAATTGATTGTATCCTTTCAAGTAGATTTAGTAGGTGGAGATTTCTTGAGTCAGGAGGTGAACTTATGATGATAGACAAAATTATGAAGAATATGTTATCAGGAATTGATGATACCTATGATCAATCAGAAGGAAGTTTTTTTTATGATGTACTAAAACCAATTGCGATTGAATTAGTAAAAGCTTATGAACAACAAGAGAAAATATTAGATCAAGGCTTTGTAGAAACTGCTACAGGTATTTTTTTAGATAAAAAGGTAGCTGAGCAAGGATTAAAAAGAAAAGCACCTATAAAAGCAACTACTATTGTACATATTGATGGAGAAAAAGGAGCAGAAGTAAGAGTAGGGATGAGGGTATCTAGTGATATTGTAGATTTTATTGTGAAAGAGAATGTCACTATTGGCGAAAGTGGACAGGTAAAGGTATTAGTAGAATGCGAAGAAATAGGAAGCATTGGAAATATAGGAGCAGGTAAGATAAAAAAGTTTCCAACATCTCTAAGTGGCTTTAGCAGTGTAACGAATCTAGAACCCATCACCAATGGATATGATGGGGAAAGTGATGAAGCTTTAAGACAAAGATATTTTGATAAGGTTCGTACTCCTGCTACATCAGGAAATAAACATCATTATAGAAACTGGGCAAAGGAAGTTCCTAGAGTAGAAGATGCAAGAGTATTTCCAGCCCAAAAGGTAATCCAGCAAGGTGGAGTGTGTTCAGTAACAAAAGGAAATGGTACGGTAGAGGTTGTGATTATTGCTGAGGGAATGAAAGCAGCAGAGGATAGCCTAATTAATGAAGTAAAAACGTATATCAATGAAAAAAGACCTATAGGAGCTATTGTAAAGGTACAATCAGCTCAAGAAATAGAAACCTATGTAAAAGTAAAGCTAAAAATCAACAAAGTAAATTGTAAACAAGAACAAGTGATTACAAATATAGAAGAAAACATCAAAAAATATTTAAAGGATACAGCTTATCTTGAAGGCTATATAAGCTATGCAAAAATAGGAAGTGCCATTCTTCAAGCAGAAGGGGTAGTAGATTATACCAACCTTCAAGTATATGTAGATGAAAACCTTATAGATTTACAAAAAGGAGTCTATGATATTGGAGAAAAACAAGTAGCTGTTCTAAGGAAAGAGGGGGGTGTTGTATGGAACAAAAGCTAATGAGCTACCTTCCAGGGTATTATAGAAAAAGCAAGGTCATGAAAAATCTCATGACCACCGAGGAAAAGCAACTAGAACAATTGATGCAAAAGATACAAGAAAATATCAATCAATTCTTTATAGATACAGCAGACAAGAATCTTGAAAGATGGGAAAAAGATCTAGGAATTCCCATCAGTAATGAAAAAGATACACTATTTCGAAGAAGTATCATCAAATCAAAGCTTAGAGGAATAGGAACTGTCACTGTAAAGCTCTTAGAAAATGTTGCTCAAAGCTATGAAAAAGGAAAGATTGAAGTTATTGAAAATGAGGAATGTATTGTAAATAATAAATTCATCATCAAATTCATGGATACACTAGGTGCACCCCCAAACCTTGAAGATTTAAAAAATGCCATAGAAGAAATAAAGCCAGCACACTTAATTGTAGAATATGAATTTAAGTATCTGATCATCAATCAAGTACAAAAGCTAACCATCAATGAAATACAAAAAAGAAGATTAACAGATTTTTCACCATTTGTACCAATTATTTTAGGAGGTGAGCCAATTGGCAACTGAAACAAAAAACTTAAAACTATGTAAAAAGAATCCTGAAACAGATGGCAATGAATATTTTGATATAAAAACAATGCTGAATGATAATTGGGATAAGATTGATCAAGGAATAGAAGCGGATAGAGATAGGATAACAAAACTAAATAACGAAGTAATTCATAAACTAGACAAGGCAGTAAAGATAGTAAATTATCCTTCTGTGATAGAACACTTTAGTTCAAAAGTAGCAAGTCCTGTTGATGTGAGTATGGAAGGTAAAATGGTTGTGAATTATGCTAATAATGGTAATGATTATGGAAATTGGTCAGGGATGCTATCAAGTGGTAGTGAAGGTGTAACTGTCTTGCATGATGCAATACATAGAGTATCGAAGTTACCAATAGACATAAAAGCTAATAAAACTTATACTATTATTGCAAATATAGTTTCTGATGATACATCCTATGGCTTAAAAGGATATTTAAAAAACAAAGAAGGTTACAGCTATTTTAATATGTCAAGTGGAAAACAAAAAGTTTTTTTGAAAAAAGATGCAATAGAATTAGGATTGTATATCCATGCTGATATTGTTGAAGATGGAAAAACAATTAAGTTTAATCAAGTAATGATTCTTGAGGGTGATTGGACAAACCAAGATGTACCTTACTGTGAATCAGCGCAACCTCTTGAGCACCCTTATGTGAAGTTGGTTAGGGAAAATTTACTTAAACTAACACAAGGTAGTATTACAGCAAATGGTGTTACTATTACTGTAAAAGAAAATAAAGTAGTATTGCATGGTACGGCAACAGCATCGACCCATGTGAAACTAACAGATGGCTTTAAATTTGCTCAAAGTATAATAAGTACTTGGTATGATTCACATATCCAAGTTCTCAAGAAGGATACCCAATATAATATGAACTTGTTGGATGTTGTTGGTAATGGCGTTGTGAATATAGTTTTAAGAAAAAGAGATACCACTCACTACTTAGACTATAGGGTTTCAGATGGAGCACCACCACAGATATTTAATTACAGTAATCCAGTAGCGTTTTTCCAATTATGGTTTCCAAGTGGTACTACATTCAATAATTACTCTTTTAAAATACAATTAAACGAAGGAACAATTCCACTACCATATACCCCTTACAAAGAATCATTAGCAATTTTACCTACTCATTTAGCTGAAATTCCTAACACCTCTTATAGGGATAATTTGAGAGAGATTAAGGGGACTAAGGGAATTGTGGAAAGAAAAGTTAAAAGAGTTAAACTAGATGAAAATTTAGATTGGGAGTTAATTTTTGCTGTTAAAGAATATAAGAGAATAAAAAGTGCGAATGTAGGAATTAATTCTATATGGGAAAAAAATATCTTGAAAAAATATAATGGTAAAATTTTAACCCATTCTAGTCCTACCGACAATTCAGATCAATATATGATGTATTCAGATGCGGATCGCGCTTTATATCTAACGATTTCCAACACAGACACAGGATGGGGAGAATCTTACACACCAACGGAAGATGAAATTAAGGCATTTATGATGGGATGGAAGATGTATCAAAAGGACTTAGATGATTATGATACCCCTTACACATCCGGTACAAAAGCATGGTGTTATTTCAATGATGAAAATTTAAATTCATATTCAACTAACGGATATGATTTTTCAGGAAATGTCCCTATTGAACGATCCCCAGCTATCATTGAAGGTTTTATAAAATATTACGAACTTTTCTACGCACTAGAAAACCCTTACGAAGAAGAAGTAGACTTAGATATTCCTTTTGGTAGTGAGGGGCTTGCTACCGTTGAGGGAATGAATACCGTTGAAGTTGGAAGTGGTTTAGTTTGGGAAAAGGCAATACCTGAAATATTAAGAGCTAATGAATATGTGTATATAAATAATATAGTGTTACCCAATCACCTTAATTATAAAACAAAGCATATAAAATCTATTTATAAGAAAAAGGATGGAAATTTTACTATAGATGATGATAATTGGACTTGGTCTATAGCATCTGCTTACGGAAAAAGCAGACTTTATATCAAAAAAGAAGATTTATCAACAAAATATGATTCACAAGCCGAATATTATGTCCTCTATGAAATGCTAGACGAAGAATATAACAATCAACTAGCAAATGCACAAATCAAGTATGAAGAAAACTTACGTGAAAGTCATAATAAGTTAGTAGAACATGTAGGCGAAGTCGAAGGAGATATTGCGGGAATTAATAAAGAGATTAAAGATACTATGATTAAAGGTGATGGGGAGAGGATTGAGTACGGTATTTTTGAAACACCTATCACCCAAGGTTTTTCTAGTGCTATTACATTTAAAAGAGCATTTTCAAACAATCCAACTATATTTATAACTGGTGCTGGTTGGAGTCAGTACATTGATTATATTGGTATGGAAAAACCAACAACAACGTCTTTCACTCCATATTTAAAGGTATCTACAGAAGATTCTTTAAAAAAAGTGTGGATTACATGGATGGCAATAGGAAAATAAGGAGGAATAATTATGATAACACTACATGTAGTAACAGGAAGTCTTGATACTGCTTTACATGACTTCAAAGTAACAACAGAAGGCATGAAACTAAAAATTGACGGAACTCATTACACAGCAGGAAATAAGGAATTATTTAAAAATTATACAGAAGAAATGACCACAGTAACAGAAACAGTGTGGGATGAAGAAACACAGCAAGAAGTAGAAATAAAGAAGCAAGTACCAACAGGAACTAAAATTCCACTGGATGGAGCAGAAATCCAAATATCCACGGGATATGACTATGAAGTGTGGCTTTGTGAAGATGGAATCACCGTATTATCAAAAGAAATCGGAAAGTTAGAATCACATTTTGATAAAGTACCAAGCAACATGATTGACAGACTTGCATGGTTTTCTGTTACAAAAGATACGATTACTCTTGATGAAGTACAAATCAATGTCATAGAGATAAGGGAGGGATAGACTTGAAAGTAGTTGTTAAAAGTCCAGTAGAAATTGAAAAAGCATCTAATGATATAGAAATATTAGCACAGAAGGTCATTGACTTGCAGATTGAATTAGATTTATTAAGAGGAGGAAAAGAAAATGCATGATTGGTACAAAATTGCAAGGGAATATTACTCTAATAATTGGATGACAAAAGAACAACTAGATAGAATACTAAGGTTAGGATGGATTACACAAGATCAGTATGAGGAAATTGTTGCATCATAAAGGAAGAATATCATTGAATTTACTATAAACACCATTTAAACCAGGTGTTATTTTTATGCACTTTTATAAGGAGGTGAAACTCATGGTAGAAAATAAAGAAACCATACAAAATAGAATGCTTAGGAGCATATCAGAGACTTATGACAAATCTGAAGGCTCTTTTTTTTATGATGCATTAAAGCCTACTGCCATTGAATTAGAAAGCATAGGAAAAGAAATAAAAGTAGTAGAAGGAAAACTCATGATGAAGAATCTAAAAGGTTTAGAGCTAGAACAAAGAGTTTATGAGAGAACAGGGATTAAAAGAAAGGCTGCAACAAAAGCAAGTGGATATGTGACTATTATAGGTAATATAGGTGCAAAGGTAAAAGAAAATGATTTAGTTGCAAGTGATACGGTAAATTTCATCATAAAGGAAAACAAAACTATTGATCAGGGACAAGTAGATATTTTAGTAGCGTGTGAAGAATATGGTTCTATAGGAAATGTACCTATAGGAGCTATCAAATCTTTCCCTGCTACCCTCACAGGGCTTAAAAATGTAACGAATCAAAAAGAGTTTAAAAATGGTTATGAAGCAGAAAGTGACCAAGAGCTTTTGCAAAGATATTATGAAAGGATACAGACTCCTGCTACATCGGGGAATAAGTATCATTATCGAAACTGGGCAAAGGAAGTTACAGGTGTAGGAGACGTAAAGGTGATTTCTCTTCCTAATGATCAACCGAATACCGTTAAAGTGATCATTATAGACAAGGAGAAAAAACCTAATGCAGATTTAGCAAGAAAAGTTCAACAATATATTGACCCAGAGGCAAAGGGATTAGGAGAAGGAAAAGCACCTATAGGTGCTTTTTGCACTGTTGTAAGTGCTACTCCTATAACTTTAGATATATATTTTAAGGTTACAGAAAAAGATCTTGCCGTGACAGACGTAGCTATCAAAGAAGATGTAAAGAAAAATATTAGTGCTTATTTAAAAGAGATTGCATTTAAAGAAAATAAGGTAAGCTACAACAAAATTACAAGTATTATATTAGACTCTATAGGGATTATTGATTTTTCTGAGTTAAGGATTAATGGGCAGAATAAAAATATTTCTATAGTAAATGAACAAGTATCTGTGTTAGGAGGGGTGAATATTGGTTAAAGAAAGAATGTTAAAGTATTTACCTATCTTTGAGCAAAAGAGCAAGGTTTTTCAAGAGCTTATAAGTGTACAGGGACAAGAGCTTGATAGAAAAGCATTAATGATAAAAGATTTAGAGAAACAACTAGCAATTGACACAGCTACATGGGCACTAGAGCTTTATGAAAAAGAATTAGGGATACCAACAGACCTAAATAGACCTTATGAGGAACGAAGAAGTACTATCAAATCTAAATGGAGAGGTGCTGGAAAGGTAGATAGAAACCTAATCAAACTCGTAGCAGATGCATATACAAATGGGGATGTGAAAGTAACCTTTGATGGAAAAATCCACATTGAGTTTGAGAGTGTGTATGGAATCCCTCCAAATATGGAGGATTTAAAGCAGGCTTTAGAAGATATAAAGCCTGCCCATCTGGCAATAGCATATATTTTTAATTATCTCATTTGGAATGAATTTGATGATTACAATAAAACTTGGGATAAGTGGGATCAGTTAAATCTTAGTTGGGATGAATTTGAAATTTATAAGGGGGTACGATGATGAATAAGCAGGATTTTATCAATCAATTGATACCTATTGCAAAGGAAGGCTATGAAAAATATAATATTTTACCAGCACTATGTATTGCACAAGCTTGTCTTGAAAGTAGCTTTGGAACGAAGCATATGGGGAGTGCAAACAATTATTTTGGCTTCAAAACGGGAAAGTACTGGAAAGGAAAAACAATTACATTACCTACAAAGGAATGGAATGGAGAAAAAATGATAACTGTACAGGCTACATTTAGAGCTTATGATCATTTAGAAGATAGTGTAAGGGACTATCAAAGACTCATCGGTACCGTCAATAGATATAAAAATGTTTGCAAGGCAAAAGATTATTTAGAAGCTACCAATGAAGTATACAAAGCAGGATATGCCACAGATCCACATTATCCTAAAAAACTTCAACAGATTATAGAGGAATATCATTTAGAGCAAGTAGACCAAGAGCTATTAAAGCCTACAAATGACTGGAGAATAGAAAAAGGAATAGAGGCTATTGAAAGATTAAAAGATAATATCATTTTAAGTCCAGAGTATTGGAGAAATGTTATTAAAGAAAAACCTGATTTTGGACCTTTATTAGTGTTGATTGAAAAAGCAATGAGTAGAAGAGAGGTGTCGTAAATGCCAAGTAAAAATAGAACAGAATATTTAGGGTTAAATCAATGGGAAGGAAATGAATATCCAAAGAGATCAGATTTTGTGGAGGATAATGCTAAGATTGATCAGGCTTTAAAGGGAGTTAATCAAAAGATTATGTCGCATCAGGCAGAAAGTACGAAAAAACATATAACAGAAAGCGGTAGCAATAGTAATGGAGAATATATTAGATTCGATGATGGTACACAAATATGCTGGAACACCTTATCATTAGGGTATGAAAGCAACGAATATCTTGATTCAACTTGGAATTTTCCAGCATCATTTATCGCAATCGGAAATGTATTTTTTCTACTTTCTAGTAATTCTGCTGATGTAAATATAACACCAAGCAGAGATATGATAGGACTAAGTGGATGTAGTTACAAAAGTACTGGGGTTGCACAATTTTCTATGAGGCGAATAAATGGAATGACAGATTTTCAAGATGGTGACAGTATAAGTAATTGCAATGTTTTTGCAATTGGGAGGTGGAAATAGTGAGGATATTATATAGCCCACAAAGAAGTGATCAAAAAATTAATTATGCATTTGAGGAAGAAAAAATATCAGTAACATTAGACAATATAACAGATACATTCGATTTTTCTGCTATGGCAGATGGAAAAGCAAAAGAAGAAATAGAAACAAGTTTGTCTATAAATCCAATTATTAGTGCTGAAAGAAAAGATGGTATTTTGAGTGTGATTTTAATTAATTACATAGGAAAAGATGCAACAAAGAAAGAAAAATTTCCAACTTGGCAGGAGGTGTAACTATGGCGAATATACCATGGAAAACGCAAAAAGAAATTGATAAAGAAAAAGAACAATCAAAGAAACCAACAGAAAAAGAACGTATTGAAGCATTAGAACAGGCACTTGTAAATATTATGATGGAGGGATAGAATATGTATAATTTTATTTTAAACATGTGGATTCTAAGAAAAGTAGACGAAAAATTTGTTAGCACGCAATGTACTCGTGGAAGAATTACAGAACAAGAAAGAGATATGATTTTAGCAACGCCACAAATTACACAATAGGAAAAAAATGAGACACAAACAATACTAAAAAAGGAAGATGCTAATGAACCTAAAAATAACACTAAACATGGCTTTAGCAGGGTTAGGAACTGTGATGAGTGCATTGATTGGAGAGTGGAACAACATTATAAACATTTTAGTAATATTGATGATAACGGACTATATAACAGGATTGATGAAAGGGCTAAAAAATAAAGAAATATCCAGTGAGATTGGACACCGAGGGCTGCTGAAGAAGGCGGCTATTTTTATTGTGATTGTTTTGGCACATCAGATGGATTTGGCAACAGGTGGGGAGCAGCCTGTATTTAGAGGGATGACTATTTATTTTTATATTGCCAATGAAGGTATATCCATTATAGAAAATATTGGAGTTTTGGGTGTACCTCTTCCAAGCTTTATCGTGAAGGTATTGAAAAAAATGAAAGAGGAGAATAATGAAATAGGCTAG